CTTCGTGACGATGGTCGCGTTGTTTGGCGATGAAGGCCCAGGACGACCGATGTACTCCCGGACCTTCATCACTGATTGACGGGTAGTGATCGGCATCTTACTTGCGATTCTTCATCTGATCCTGACGCTGTTCGAGCCGGCTCTTCTGTGCGACGGACTCAAGGCTTCCTTGCGCGTCCGGCTCCGGAGATTCGAAAGGCTCGCGGCACTGCGGACAGAACTTCGGTTTCTGACCCTGCGGCCCAAGGTTCGTTGTCGCTCCGCACGACTCACACCAGAGAGTCGGCGCCGCAGTCTGGCCTTCCATTTTCACGATAACCGGCTGAGGCTCGAGTGCTCGATTCAACGCCGCGTCAACGGGGAGCCGGCCGGTCAGGTATTGGTAGTACTGGCCGAGAGGATCGTAATGAGCGCCCTTCGCTGCCCCCCGATGAACACGCGCATCTTCAGTCACCAAGAAGGCCTCTGCGGCCTGTTTGGCGTTGCGGTAAGCCTGCTGAATGGTCGGGATCGCCTGAATGTACAAGGCCTGCAACTCCGGTCCGTACTCATTCGCAAACTCTGGCTTCTTGATGTCCCGGATCCCCGCATCTGTGAGTTCTTTGTAGACCGCCAGCGCGCCCTCTTTCTTGAGTCGCGCCTGTAGCTCCGATTTGTCCTCGATGTACTCAGGGGTGAACACGAATGGACGAAGCAGCCTGCTGAGGAGATACGGCTTCACCGTAAACTCAGACAATCCTTCGAACACGTCGAAGAAGGTCAGCCCGTCTTCTTTGTAAGTTTGCAACAGATAGCGCTTGTTATCGCCGGGCGAAGTCGGAACAGCGGTCAGTTTCTCTTCGCTTCCGTCCACATTCCGGGTGTAGACTCCGTCACCCTTCCCGTTGGCTACCTCTACATCAATCAGAATTTCGTCTTTCTTCACACAGTAAAGAATTCCTGGCTGAATCGCGTCAACCAGCTTGCTTGATCCATCGCGCTGCCCTTCAAAACAGCGCACCCAGTTGGACTGCAGCTGATAGCAGGGAGTCGCTACGGTCAGACAGTAGAACGGGCCAGTCCTGCCAAGTTCCGCGTTGGCCAGGGATCGGACGCCTGCCCTCCACGCGGGTTGATTGATCGTCTGCTCTGCTTGCATTAGTTCTCCTTGTAGTTTGACGGAACCGACACGAACGGCATCTCAAAGAGCCGCGTGCGGTCCGATTTGAAAATGTTGCGGAGTCGCAAGAATCTCGCGGCCTTCTCTCTCTGCGCGCCATCTTGGATCTGATCGAGCCGTGCCTGCGTGCGAGCTTCGACGACAGAGAGCGGCGCCAGTTCGCCCTCGAGGAATCGTACCGGCTCGCGTTCCTTCTCTCGCCACATCGCAGCCAGGTAATCAAGATCTATCTGCGCCGGATCACGGTACTCGTGGTAGCACTTTGTCTTGGTCTGGACCGCCCGAACACAACAGCCACCTGTCGGATCCGAGATGATGATATGCGCGACTTTAGACCATTGTCCGGGACCCATATCTGGCGGCCCGAACCGTAAGACCTCTCCGGTCTCTGGGTCTCTCGCTGTTATATCTTCTGCGTAGGTCTCGGCATCACGTTTCGTGTGTGACCGCCACTGATGAACGAACCAGCGAGGGATCCCGATCTCATCGTCCCGTGTTGTTCGTTCGACCAGCACCCCTTCAGGAATACCCTCAGGCGGTCTGGGGGTGGGCGGATAGAGTGCGTTACCGTGGGGGAGATGGACTACCCAGCCGGCGTGCATCGTTCGAACCGAGTAGCGATGCTGAAGCATTCCAGATCCATCGAAGGCTGGGCTGCCAGGATAGCGGTCGGCTTCACGCATCGACTGCCCCCAGAAGAGTTTCAACCGAGGGTATTCGCCGAAGACAAGTCCCGCGATTTGAATCAGCTGCTCCTGAAACCAGCGCGCGAGTTCGGGATTTGGCGGAGGACTATTCGACGTTGGAGGCCAAGACTTGAACGACATCACTTACCCTTCGAGAACTTCTCGGCGAGCTGCGCCTTCTTCCCAAACATCCCGGCCTTCGCCGCCTCGCGTTTGTCCTCTGGAATCGGCTCGCCTTCCGGAGTTCCGGTCTTTCGGTGCAAACCTCCCTTTTGGAAGTTAGTTTTCTTGCCCTTCTTTTTGACCCGGTCGCCCAAGTTGCTTTGGTAGTTGGCCATGATTTGCCTTTGAGGGAAGCCTTTGGGCCATCGTTCTAGACCGACAGCCCCAAGGGTAAATTGTCAGCTCGTAGGAGCGATGAACTGACGGTAGAACACCGTAATGCGGACTTGGCCCGCGCCAGGAGTACCGTTCGCTGTGACACGAACCTTTGCGGCTGCGGCCTGAGTTGGCCCCGCCGCCGTCGTTGTGATGTTCCCGTTCATCGCATCAATGCCGACGATACGAGTGCCGAGCGCAGCAGCAGCGGCGGCCGCCGCCGTGAAGCGAGTTGCCGTGGTCGGATCGCCCAAGCCAAACGCTGTGGCCGTGGTGATCGCCACGGTGACGATCGCCTCAACAGCGTCGATGATCGCGCCAGCTGGCAGCAGGTTGCCGGTGGTGTCTGTCGTGGCACCGCCCGTGCTCAACGTCAGGAGCTCGGTGTTGAATCCGTAGACCGCCTGAGCACCGTTCGAGCCAGTGATGGTCATCTGAGTGGAGGTTACGTTTCCACTCGTTGAGGTCGACACCGCCACCCCCGCAGCCTGGAACAGAATTCCAAACAACGAGAAGGTGAAGACGGGAGTCGCCGAGCCGCCAACGGTTGCCACGGCCCGAAGAAACGGCATCGGAGCCCGCGAGGCCGCGAGGACCTGATTGCCGGTCGAGGCGGTGCCCTGCGTAAACGTCGCCAGAGTAGACCACGGACCGGTTTCCGTTGGACCATCCTGGATGACGACATCAAGTGTTGGATTCGTGCCCCCTTGGGCGGTCCAATCCAATTGGAACACAGCGGAGTTCTCGTTCATCGTGGCGAATACCGGAGAGGTCGTTGTGCCACGCGAAGCGGAGGAGAACATCTGATGTACGACTGGGTGCGCAATTGCTTTAGTCATTACTCTTGTCCTCCTTTCCTTAGAATGCCAACTGAGCCAACGGCTGATCCGTGGTTCCGCTGTTGTTAATTCTCCAGTGAGCGAGAGGCAGAGGCGTTCCGATATCGAATCGGGCTCCTACCCATCCTTCCACTGCGTCTACGCGCTGACCGCCCGAGGTTCCGACTCCGAGCCAGAGGTACTGTTCACCCACCTTCAGTGGACCGAAGTCCTCGAGCTCGTACTTATGAATCTCGTTGAAGTCCACCCCCCAAACTATGTTGGGTTGGATGACCGGATAGTCTTCCCACTCGTTACCGGCGGGCCCGTGATGGACGTTGCCGAAATCGAGCTTCATCGTCCCACCGGATCCATTCCGGTTGAACCGGCTTAGTTCGTGACCCTGCTCCTCGTACTTCACCTTCACCCCAGGAGCCGACACGATCGTTGTCCGATCAGCCATCTTGTGACGGAATTTCAGCAAGGCTCTCACCTTGTTGAACAGCGCCACTGTTGGATCCGCGTTCTTCGCGTCGAACGTCACTGATCGAAGACCGGGATAAGTCGCTCGAGACTGTCCCTCGATCATCCCCGAGCCGTTGTTGATCAGCGCATCGAAACCGTGAGGATAGCGGTTGAATGATCCGGAGAAACACACGCGATCGCCCTGTGCCACCGCGGCAGACAGCGAGTCAACCGTCACCGTCTGGGTCGACGGATCAGGATCGCCGCTGACTATCGAGGTCGTCGGGGTCGCGCGATATGCCTGGCCAACGGGGTCATAGAACGACAGCCCCGCATTGGCAAGCACCTTGATGTTGCCGAACATATTCCCGCCGGCAGACGTCGACTCGCAGGTAAACTGAGTCCCTGAGTCTCGAGACTTGACCCGGGCAATTTCGCCGGTGCCGTCCAGCGGGATCGCGTCGTTGATCTTGGCTCGAGCTGAATCGAGCGCCGCTTCCATTTCGAACGACAGCAAATTGACCAGCGAATCCTCGTCGCCCTTGCAGTTTGCGATCGCAAGACGTGAGACTCGATAGCCCGAGAAAAGAGAGGTTGGATAGACTTTGAGTTCGACGAACTCCGAACGGCCGGCGGTCGGCAGAGTCCCAGACTCCCCGATTGCGCCGAACGAGGCATTACGTCGCACC